TGGATTCATTGATGAGACTATTCCAAAATGTGAAGAGGGTGATATAATCTTCTTCCCATCACAAGTTATGCACCAGTCGTTACCACACGCTGCTGCTGAGGATAGAATTATATTCTCATTTAATATTATGCAATCCCCTGAGACTCTCTATGTCTGATTTTCTATGGTGTGAACAGTACCGTCCTCGTAAGATAGAGGATTGTATTCTTCCTGATAATCTCAAGACTGTTCTACGTAAGTTTGTAGAGCAGAAGAAGATACCAAATCTATTACTGTCAGGTCCACCAGGTATAGGTAAGACCACAGTAGCAAAGGCATTGTGTGAAGAAATAGGAGCAGATTATTATGTTATTAATGGTTCGGATGAAGGACGGTTTCTGGACACAGTTAGAAATCAAGCCAAAAACTTTGCATCAACTGTTTCCCTTGTGGGTGGTCCCAAGGTCATCATCATTGATGAGGCAGATAACACAACGAACGATGTACAACTCTTACTTAGGGCATCTATTGAGGAGTTCCATAACAACTGTAGATTCATATTCACGTGCAACTACAAGAATAAGATTATCGAACCACTCCACTCACGTTGTTCGGTTATAGATTTTAGTATCAGTGGTAAGGAGAAGCAGTTATTAGCAGCACATTTCTTCAAGAGAATACAGAGCATACTCGTAGAACAGAAGGTGGAATCTGATCCCAAAGTTTTAGTAGCACTGGTTCAAAAATATTTCCCTGACTTTAGACGTACTCTTAATGAGTTACAGAGGTACAGTTCTATTGGTAAGATAGACACAGGTGTTCTTGCTGCTATAAGTGATGTCAAATTAAATGATTTGATGTCCTTCCTTAAGAACAAGGAGTTTACTAATATGAAGAAATGGGTTGTTCAGAACCTAGATAATGAACCTACTCAGATTATGAGGAAGATCTATGATTCTTTATATACCCACCTCGAACCATCTACAATTCCTGAAGCAGTTCTTGTTATTGGTGAGTACCAATACAAAGCCGCATTCGTAGCAGATCAAGAGGTTAACTTAGTTGCTTGTATGACTGAACTAATGATGAGGTGCCAATTCAAATGAAAAAATGGATCGACTTAGGTGAAGATAGACCGTGGGATAATCCACCACAGTCTAATAGAAAGATACACCCTGACGAGTATATGCAGAAGGGATGGGATGAAACACCATCAGGTTGTCACCCATATCAAAGAGGGTCAAGGCATAATAAGATTGGAATGTGGGTTATGTGGACCTACTATGTGGTAATAATTGGTATGGTTATCAGACTTATCTTGGTATTAAACAGATGAACTACGATTTTAGTAACTCACTAACAGATATTAGATCTGTTGTACACCTTATTGGTATGCACGGTCCCAACCTTAAAGGTCTTGAACTGGGAGTAGATCGTGCACAGAGTCATTGTACTCTGTTACAAGCTTGTCCTAACATTGATCTGTTAATTGGTATTGATAACTGGGAACCTTATACAGATTATTTGAGAGAAGATAATAGACCTGACTCTCCTTCCAACTCTACTAGTCCAGCAGAGATGGAGATCTTTGAGTTTATGGCACATCATCACGTAAAGTTTTCTGGTGAGTCCCGTCGTTCCCAATTAATTAAAGGGAATGCTGAAGATCTTGTACAACAGTTCCAAGACCTAGAGTTTGATTTTATCTTTATGGATGCTTGGTTAAGTTATGAACAGGCATTGAAAGAGTTGAATGATTGGTATCCTAAAGTTAAGATTGGAGGATTGTTTATTGGACACGATTATAAATGCGAACCTATTCAAGCAGCAGTGGCGAGATTTAGGCACGATAATAAGATTGACAATTATATGAGTGTATATGACTCAGCATTTGTTTGGAGAAAATGAAGAAGCATCCTATCTTCCCAGTAGAACTTTATACTTTTGAGAGTAGTCCTGAGTTAGTACAGGAGACTCTTGATGCTTTAGATCCTATTGAGAGAGGGATGTTTAACCTACCCAATAATGTACAGACTACACAGGGTAACTTACATCTCTTACCACAGTTCAAAAATACATTTGATTTTATACACGATAGTTTAAATGAGGTTCATAAGGATCAACAGTTTGAACTATGGGGTAAGTTTGAAGTGTCACTTGCTTGGGGTGTTGTATCACCCCCTAACAGTGGTGGATGCCATCAACCACACAGACACCCTATGTCATATTACAGTGGCACGTACTGCCTTACAGAAGGGTATCCTACACTCTTTCAAGATCCTGTGATACAAAGATCATATAATCAATTAGAGATAGTCTCAGCGGTATATGAGAATGCTGTAGAAGCACCTGTATGTAAACCAGGTACCCTAGTAATATTTCCAAGTTGGATAGTACATTTTACTGCACCACACTTTGCTGATTTCCCACGTGCAAATATATCATTCAATGCGTTTCCAACTGGTGCTATTAATCAAGGACCATATGGTCAGAATATGATTAACCTTCAACTGGTTAAGGATGATATTGTTAAAGGTCGTATGTCTGGTCCTGATACTGGATGGCACCTTGATAAGGAGATGATGAAAGATGATTGAAGTTATTGATGATCAGTTTGAGTATATGGATGTATGGAATCTGTATCAATATTTTGAGAACTATGATAAGTGGGAGAAACTAGGTGATGCTTTTGGTAATAAGGTACCTAGTCTTGGTAGAGTATTTGATAAGGAGTATGGTGAGTTTGAACCTATAGCAAATGAATGGTTACTGCGTATTGGTAGACCAACTGTACGTAGGTGCTTATACAATGCGTTCACATATGAGGACTGTCCTAAACCACATACAGATTCACATAGTCCACACGGTATCACGTATATGATCTATTGTAATCCTGATTGGCACGCAGGTATGGGAGGAGAAACAATCTTCCTAGAAGATGGAGAAATTGTTAAGAGTATTGTACCTAAGTTCGGAAGGATGGTAAAATTTACTAGTGAACTCTGGCACGGTGCACGTCCACCTTTGAAGGATGCACCTATGAGATACAGTTTGGTTTACCAGACTCATCCACCTGAACCAGAACGATTAAAGGATCTAGCATAATGTACCTCGGCAACAAGAGCAGGAGATTGAAAACACCACTAAGATATCCTGGAGGTAAGTCCAGAGCAGCGAAGTATCTTATTGGTCAGTTTCCTACAGACATCAAGGAGTATCGTGAACCTTTCTTAGGTGGTGGTTCTGTTGCAATACAATTTACAAAAGAAAACCCAGACATACCTGTGTGGGTCAATGATAAGTATTTTTATCTGTTTAACTTTTGGAGACAACTACAAGAGAATCCAGAAGAGTTGACTGAATTACTTAAAGATTTAAAAGATAATAATAATACACCTGAGACGGCAAGAGTCCTATTCAATAATTGTAAGGAACGGATCAAAGATGGCACCTATGAGATACATCAAGCAGCATACTTTTATGTTCTTAACAAGTGTTCCTTCTCAGGACTAGGAGAGAACTCATCGTTCTCACCACAAGCATCTGATTCAAACTTCTCTATGAAAGGTATCAATAGACTACCAGCTTTCAGTGAGATCATTAAGAACTGGAAGATAACAAACTTAGACTATACTGAGATTCTTAAGGACACTGAGGATGCCTTTGTCTTTATGGATCCACCATATGATATCAAGTCATTCCTCTATGGAGAGAAGGGTGGTACAATGCATAGGAACTTCACACACGATACCTTTGCATTAGATTGTTCTACGTCTGGTAAGAAGTGGATGATCACATATAATTCTAGTGATGCTATAAAAAAATTATTTGAAAGTTATAATTTGACAGAGTGGGATCTGACCTATACTATGAGATCAACAGGTTCTTATAATTTAGACCAGTCCGAACGTAAGGAATTGCTCATAACAAATTATACTAATGCCACCCTACTAGATCTTTTCAATGTATAAACTGTCTGATTATCTTAATAGCATCAACTGGAGTAAGGAAGATCTCCAAGAGCGTGATGGTGACTGGATGAAAAACTATCCATCTTACATTGTTAACAAGTGTTTAGATGGTTTTATTGATTCAGTTTTGTATGCAAATGAGATGAATAGAATGCATCATTTGAGTAAGGATATGCAATATTCGTTTTATCTAAATAGTCTCAGAAAGAAGCGTCGTTACTCACCCTGGCTAAAGAAGGACAAGGTTCAAGACCTTGATGTAATCAAACAATATTATGGTTACAATAATGATAAAGCACGGGATGCCTTGCGAATTCTAACTAAAGATCAGATCGAATTGATCAAATCAAAACTGAATACTGGAGGAGTGAGATGAGTGAAGAGCAAGAGGTTTCTTGGTCTGTGGATATGATGGTTGAGGTTTCCTTAAGGCAACCTGATGACTTCCTTAAAGTCAGAGAGACGCTTACAAGGATAGGTGTAGCTTCTAGAAAGGAAAAGAAGTTATTCCAGTCTTGTCATATCCTTCACAAGAAGGGCAAGTATTACATAGTTCATTTCAAAGAATTGTTTGCGTTAGATGGTAAGCACGCTAACCTAACATCAAATGATATTGAACGACGCAACAGAATTACAAAACTTCTATCAGATTGGGGACTAGTTGACATAGTTCACGATGATCTGTTGGGAGAACTGGCACCATTAAATCAGATTAAGGTTATCTCTTATAAGGATAAGAGTGAATGGTCACTTGAATCCAAATATAATATCGGTAAGAAGAAGCAACCTACTGAGGAATAAGGCTATATATTAATAGCCTTAAAACATAGATATGCCAGAAGAAGAAGTTAAATCTGACAAACCTAAAGGTCCTTTAGGTAAACTTAAAGCTGCCTTATTACCAGATCAGGATGAGCAAGCAGCAATCTTTAGTACATTTGTACGACTTGGAGTTCTTGTGTGGTCGGGCGGGATCTTGACCCTTAATTATGTTGCTATCCCAGGTATTCCTCAACAAAAAATAGATCCAACTTTCATAGCTTCAGTTTTTACAGGAGTTTTAGCTAGCTTCGGAATTCAGACAGCTAGTAAGAAAGGTGATGGTACTATGAAGATGCAGAATGGTAATGGTGGTGGACCTGTAGGTAGTTCTGGTGGACCTGTTCAAACTTTAAGAATCGAACAAGCACCATTAAAGATCATTGCTGTTGATCCTAGCAAGAAGGACGAGAAACCTTACTCTCTTTAGGAGATTAAATGATGCAATTCAATGAACAGGATCTCCACTATCTTAGGGATGCGTGTATAAAGTTTCAAAATGATGCAGGATCTAGCTTCCTCATACGAGAGTATGATACAATAATAAGGAAGTTAGATCGGTATCGTGAGAACTATGAGTGTCCAGAATGTACAAGGTGCGTCATCCATAGATGAACTATAAAGACTCTGGGGTTGACATCGAAGCAGGTGATGCTTTCGTTGAACGTCTCAGAGAGAAGGCACCTTCTATAGGTGGGTTCAATGGGATGTATCGTATACCTGAAGGGTATGAGAAACCTGTTATGGTTTCTGGTGCTGATGGTGTAGGTAC